ACACCCCCGGACCACCCTGTACAACAGGCGAAAGTACAACGAAACCAACCCTCTACAGGATTTTCTGGATGTTTGGAGACAGATGGATGAGCCCCTTACTAAGGATAACATCCTAAAGTTTGCCCGTAACCATAATAAAGCTCTTGAAGATATAATGGACGAGGCTTACGAAACAACGCTTAAACAGCGCAAAGGTGAGGTGTACGTCAACAATTACGCCAACAGAGCTTCTGGTAGGGTTGGCGAAAGGAAATATACAGATGAACAGGCAGAGAAAGCCGCCGAAGAATCTCGTACCGCAGCTCGGAGAGATCTAGCTGGTGAACACAGCGCCGAGCGTTTTTACAATATAAAAGGGCTTGAAAAGAATCTTCTGGACGAGGGGGGTTATGTCTCGATGGGCGGCCAGATTCTGTCTGCTGACAGGCTGCTTGCCCATGTTAACAATCGAATTGTCATCCCTAAAGACTCCCCGGACGAGGGCGTGTGGACAGTCCTAGACATTATGAGGCAGGGCCAATCAGACATCCCCGTTGTGGGTAAGACGCTTGAGAGGTCATTTGAAGCCGGCTCAGACTATGACTTTGTGGTGGGTGATGTGTTCCCTGTAAGCAGGATTGGCGGCGAGGGTGGAGCGAGAAAAGTTTCTGGCGAGGCTGGTGCAGGGACATGGGGTGTCGAGTCAACCGCTAAAAATATCCCCGGCACAGCCGCTGAACAAGATACAGCCATAAGGGAAATAACAGAGGGGATGCTTGCCTCTAAGCCATCCACTGGAGAGGTTGTGGAAAAGTTTGCCCCCTTAGCAGCGGTTGGGTCTGCTGCCGCTTACGACCAATACAGGCGTAAGAAAAAGGATCAAGGACTACTAGGACCATATTAATGCGAACAGAAATGCAAGAAACCTTTATCGAGCAGTATTGCCTAACAGGCAGTGCCGCCAAAGCTGCGGCTACCGCTGGTTACTCCTCCCCTAAGCAACGGGGCTACGAGCTGAAGAATAAGTTCGCAGCAGAGATTGAGCAGCGTCAGAAGCGCATGTTGCAGGATTGCGTGCCCGGTGCTATAGCACAGTTGCAGAGCCTAGCACAGGGCGCTGAGAGCGAATCAGTGCGTCTGGGAGCTGTTAAAGATGTGCTGGACAGGGCAGGGCTGAAACCGACCGAAAAGATTCAACAGGAGATATCCCATGTAGAGCAAGCCTCCACCGATGAGCTACAGAGGGAGCTAGAGGCTCTTATGGGTACATCCGATCCAACTGTTGTTCCAGACATGGTGAACTGATGCCAATTAGAAAAGTAAAGGGTGGTTGGAGTTTTGGGGGTGGGGTGCATAAGACCTTAGCATCTGCTGAAAGATCATATGCGGCTTACTTAGCCAAAAAGAACAGCAAGAAAAAGCGGGGTTGAAGTATCTGAACAAAGATATTGAGCGATCGCATACAAGAGCAGAGCTGGAAAAAGCGGTAGAGGTTGCTAGGGAGTTACGACAACGTGAGCGATTTAACAAGCTAGATTTCTACGATCCTTACCCCTACCAGCAAAGGTTCCACGAAACAGGAGTAGACGCCAATCAGCGGTTGCTGATGGCGGCCAACAGAATTGGAAAATCCTACTGCGGCGCAGCGGAGATGTCCTACCATGTCACTGGGTTATACCCAAGCTGGTGGAATGGGCGTAGATACAGGCAGCCTATAGTTGCGTGGGCGGGAGGAGTTTCCAACGAAACGACACGAGATATCGTGCAACATGAGTTATTGGGTTCCCCAGATGACCCGGACGCCTTTGGTTCTGGTGCTATACCAAAAAATCTAATAATTAAAACCGAACGCAAGCCCGGTGTTCCTAACGCCAAATCGGTCGCCCTAATCAGGCACGTTAGCGGCGGGAACTCTTCTTTATTCTTCAAGGCCTACGAGATGGGTGTGGAAAAGTGGCAGGGCCGCAGTGTTGATTGCGTGTGGCTGGACGAGGAGCCAAGCAGAGACATCTACTCCCAAGCTGTTACGAGAACCCTTGACCGACGCGGTATGGTCTACATGACGTTTACGCCAGAGCGTGGCATGACTGAAACGGTAGCATCGTTTATTAACAGCATAAAGCCTGGACAAGCCCTGGTTAACGCCACATGGGATGACGCTTCTCAGTCTGTTATGTCTATGAGGGGCCGAGAGGGACATCTACATGAGGCTATCATGGAGCAGATCCTGAGCAGCTACAGCCCGCATGAGCGGGAGATGCGGCGATTTGGACGCCCATCGATCGGTAGTGGTCTGGTTTTCCCCGTGATGGAAGAGAAGATAATGGTAGATCCTGTTCAGTTGGAGGAACACTGGCCACGGATCTGCGGTATAGACTTTGGTTTTGATCACCCCACAGCGTGCGTGTGGATGGCACACGACACTGAGGAGGATGTTCTGTACGTGTACGATTGTTACAGACAGGCAAAAGCCTCACCCGCGGTACATGCAGCTTCTATAAAGACTAGACCAGCCTTTATACCAATAGCATGGCCACATGATGGCAACCGCCGAGACAGCATGGGAAATCCCGGTTTGGCGGAGCAATACAGGCAGCATGGCTGTAACTTTCTGCCTTTTCATTTTGAAAACCCACCCGCTCTGGGGGAGAAGAAAGGTGGCAACTCTATCGAGGAGGGGATCATGGCGTTGCTACAAAGGATGGAATCCGACAGGTTCAAGGTGTTTGCAACGCTTGGGGATTGGTGGGAAGAGTTCAGGATGTATCACAGAAAAGAGGGAAAAATCGTCCCCATTCGTGATGACCTAATGGCAGCTACCAGATACGGCGCCATGTCTTTGCGATTTGCCGTGGCGGGGTCAGACCCCACGTGGACTGAGGAAGTGGAATACAGAAACTATGGAATCATTTAATGGCTGAAAAACTAACTGAAGAAGAACTGGTAACAAGGATACGGGGAGAAATCACCGAGTCCCTTGGGTATATGGGTGACACCATATCCCACCAGCGAGAGCAGGCAATGCAGTATTACTACGGCCTACCCTTTGGCAACGAGGTGGAGGGCCGCAGCCAGTTCGTAGACTCCACGGTACAAGATACAATTGAATGGATCAAGCCGTCGCTTATGCGTGTGTTTGCGTCAGGGGACGAGATGGTGAAATTCAGCCCTCACGGTCCAGAAGATGTAGAGATGGCTCAACAGGCTACAGACTACGTTAATTACGTTTTTACAAAAGACAATCCGGGCTGGGAGATCTTGTATTCGTGGTTCACGGATGCGCTCCTATCGAAGAACGGGATTGTCAAAGTATGGTGGGACGATTACGAGGAGTGGAACAGGGAGGAGTATCGCGGCCTTGACGAGACAGAGTTTGAGTCTTTGCTGTCTGATCCAAGCGTAGAGGTTCTGGAGCATACAGAGTACGAAGATGTTAACGCTCACCTGTACGCCTCTGAGGAGGAGGAAGTAGAGGAGGAGGTTGTCCCTGAACAGCAGCCGATGCCGCCTATGGGTATGGAGCAGCAGATGCCTCCCGCCGCGCCACCCATGGAGATGGAGGAGGAGGGCGAGCAGGTAGAAGAGCAGGTAGAAGAGCAGGCCACCGTCACGATGGTGCATGATGTTGTAATCCAACGTCGAGATTACGGTGGAAAGATAAAGATAGAGAATGTTCCGCCGTCCGAGTTCCTCATCTCACGAGAGGCCAAAAGTATACAAGAGGCTAGGTTTACATGCCACAGAGTGTTGAAAACCCTGTCCGAGCTGCGGGAGATGTATCCTGATAAAGACCTAGATGTAGAGGATATGTCAGGCGCTGCCGAGGATATGGCTGACTTTTCTAGCGAGCGTCTTGAGCGGTTTGCGTTTGATAAGTCTGCCACGTACTGGGAGGGCTGGGGTGACGCTACCTACGGTGAGGACGGCCTACGCACCTATTGGTTGCATGAAAGTTTTCTGCGTACAGATTTTGACGGAGATGGTATTACTGAGCTGCGTAAGGTATGCACCGTTGGAGACACGGTCCTGTCTAACGAAGAAATAGATTCCATCCCGTTTGTTTCCATCACCCCAATAAAAGTTCCCCACAAGTTCTTTGGTTTGTCTATAGCGGATCTCGTTATGGATCTTCAGTTAATGAAGAGCACCCTGATGCGAAATCTCATGGACAATATGTACAACCAGAACTTTGGTCGATTTGCAGTTCTAGAGGGGCAGGCGAATCTGGACGACCTCCTGACCCAACGGCCGGGCGGTGTTGTTCGGGTTAAATCCCCCAACGCCGTAACGCCCCTCGCTACCCCCGCTCTGCAACCCTACTCGTTTCAGATGCTTGAGTATCTTGATAACGTGCGGGAATCAAGAGCTGGGGTCAGTCGTATGTCTCAGGGGATGAACGAAAACGCTCTAACCAGCCACACGACAGCTACTGCGGTCAACGCGGTTATGTCGGCGGCTCAGAGCAGGGTAGAACTGGTGGCTCGTAACTTTGCGGAAACGGGCGTCAAAGATTTAATGATAAGGATATATGAGTTATTACACAAAAACCAAGACAAGAAAAGAGTTGTTATGTTGCGTAATGAGTGGGTTCCGGTACGCCCTGATGTATGGCGGGATAAGTATGATTGCACTGTGTCTGTTGCTCTAGGTAGCGGCAACAAAGACCAACAGATGATGCACCTCAGCCAGATGATCCAGTTTGCCAGCGAGGCAATGCAGGGTGGTCTACAGATTGTTAGCGAGCAGAACATGTACAACTTAGGCGCGAGCATGGTAAAGGCTATGGGTTTTCAGAATGTCGATGATTTTCTAACTAACCCAGAGGATATTGAACCAGAGCCAGAAGGGCCAACTCCAGAGGAACAAATGGCTCAGATGGAGATGGAACTTAAACAGAAAGAGTTGGAGATAAAAGCGGCAGATGTGCAGGTAAAGGCCCAGAAGATCCAACAGGAATATCAAAAGGACGCGGTTGACGCGCAGCTAAAGGTGGAAGAACTGAAGCTGGAACGTGAACAAAACCGCGCCGTAGCAATAGGAGCAACATGAGTACACAACAAAGGGAAGAACACGCGAACAGAATTCTAACCGACCCGTTGTACCAAGAAGCATTTGATACGTTGAAAAAAGATTTAATGAACCGCTGGGAACACAGCGGCTCGACAGAGTTGGAAGCCAGGGAATCAATCTGGCTTGCGATGCGATTGCTTGACAGGATTCATAATCATTTCAAATCCATATTAGAAACTGGACAAATGGCTAAGATGCTGGAAAAGCAACACCCATTCATCTGATAAGAGGAACATGACATGGCGGATACGCAAAATGCCCCGCAGCAACCGGCTGGATTACAGCCAATACCCGCGCCGGGTGGAAGTATAAACGAGGCGCAAGAAGCACTTCTAAGTTTACTGGACCCTCAAGACGAGAAAAAGCCGAAAACTGAGGAGGCACAACCTACCGAAGAAGAAGAGTCTATTGAGGAAACTCAAGACGAATCATTGGAAGAGGAGCAGCCCGATGAGGAAGAAGAAGCGGGCGAAGAGCCTGATGCGGATGAGGAAACCGACGAGGTTGAGGAAACTGAAGAGTCCGATGAGGTCACACTTTATACTGTAAAGGTAAACGGTGAGGACACTGAGGTCACTGAAGATGAACTGATCCGCGGTTATTCCCGCCACTCAGACTACACCAAAAAGACGCAAGAGTTAGCAGAGGAACGAAGAAATATAGAGTCTACTCAGGCTCAATATTACTCTGAGTTATCCGCGCTGCAACAGGAGCGTCAGCAATACGCAGAAGCATTAACCCAAGTGATCCAAAGTTCAATGGCTGGTTTGGAGCAGTACAATAATATAGATTGGGAAACCCTCAAGACTGATGACCCCATAGAGTATATTACCAAGCGCGACGAGTATCGAGAGATACAGGAGCGTGTACGCCAGAATCAGTATCAAGCCCAGCAAGCTCAGCAACAATATGAAGCTGAAATGCAACAGGTTAAGAAGCAGGTGTTACAGGACGAGCATGGAAAACTGGTAGCGGCGATGCCCGAATGGGGTGACCCAGCGACCCAGAAAAAACTTGCTACAGACCTTAGAGCATATGCAATTAGCCGAGGATACACACCGGAGGAGATAGGGGGTCTTGTAGACCACAGATCCCTAATGGTTCTTATGAAAGCTCAGAAGTATGACGAGCTACAAAAGGCAGACGTTAAGGCCAAGAAAGTAAAGAACAAGCCAAAGGTTGTGAGGGCTGGCACAGGAACAAAGAAATCACAGGAGGGAAAATCTCGGCGTAAAGCCCAAATGAAGCGTCTTCAAGGCACAGGCCATGTTGATGATGCGTCTGCGCTTTTAGAGGATTTTATAGACATTTAACTAAGGGAGGGAAATGCTATGGCAGTTCCTACGAATACTAGGGAAACCTATGGTGCTGTGGGAATCAGAGAGGATTTAAGCAACATCATCTATAATATATCACCAATGGATACACCGTTTCTGAACGGTTGCGGTCGTGGCACCGCTGATAACACTCTATTTGAGTGGCAGACAGACGAGTTAAAGGCAGCCGCCAGTAACATGCAGATTGAAGGTAACGACTATACTTCAACTGCTGCGACTGAGCCACGCCGTCTGAGCAACTATACCCAAATCTCCGCAACGCAAGTCCAGAGTTCCGGAACTGCTGAAGCAGTGGATTTCGCGGGTCGTAAGTCAACTCAGGCTTATCAGCTTGCCAAACGCGCTAAAGAAATGAAGCGGGATATGGAATTCATGCTGCTTGAGGGTACGGTAAAGTCTGCTGGTTCTTCTGGCGCTGCTAGAAACACCGCTGCTTTTTCAACTTGGATCGGTACATCTGTAAATGCGACATCAAATGTTGTTGCCGCTTCTACTGGTCTTGGCTTGACCAACAATGGTTCTACGACCTTCCCTGATGGCACATCAGAAGCGGGTACGGGTGGTGCTGATACACCAATTACCATTGCTTTGGTAAACAATGTTGTTGAGCGTATCTGGAATCTGGGTGGCACGCCTGATACCATTCTGTGTGACAGCACAGTAAAGGGTACTATCAGTAGTTCAACTGTTGGTGGTGCTGTGGTTGCTGAACCCAGAGCGAATCACTCAGGGAAAGGTCCTATCACGGCCGTAAATGCTGTTGATGTTCTTGTTACGGACTTTGGTACGTTTAAGGTTGTTCCTGATCGGTTTATCCCGACAACTCAGGTTGACTTTATAGACTTTGATCTTTGGTCGGTTGACTACCTACGTCCTTTCCGTACAGAAACTCTTGCCAAATCTGGCGACAGTGTGAAACAGCTTTTGATTGCTGAGTACGGTTTGCGAGCTAAGAATGGCAACGGAAGTGGCCAGTTGAAGAGCGCAATCTAAATAGTCTTGGTTTAGCCCCCTCCGGGGGGCTTTGCCTCAAAGGAGAAATAAGATGGCACATATTGGACAACCGCCCAGCAAGGGTAGTGCAACGGCTATAGGCCCAGACATGAATCCTCCACCTTACTCAGAAGGTGAGCCTAAACTTAAAAAGTATGGCGCGGGAAAGGATGGTGCTTTAGGTCACACAGACCATAATGGGTCTATAGATAATGTTATAAGCGCTCAGGTTTCTAAAGTGGGTAAAGTTTATGGCTGGTAAAAAGGGTAAGCCTGTAAAACAAAAGGCAGCAAAGCAACAGAAACCTATGACTTTCGAGGAAAAACTTTCAGACACAAAATCCCGCATGGAAAAAATTGTGGGGGGGAACGATCAGGGATATCATTTAAGATGACTGAAAAAGTTAGAGAGCAGAATATGCTGCATACTACTTTCCATTCAAGTGCGGATGAAAAAGAGTTTACTGTAAACACCTATCAGGATGTAGCGCCAGTGCTAGAGGAGAATAAGAAATCCTATAATAACTATGGTGATCTACTTACTCCAGGTAAGACAGGTGAAGGGGTACGTGTTGCTTCCATACCGTTAAATGTATGGACACAATGGATGAAGGAAACGAATGGGGCTATAGAGAAAGATCATAAACTTATGAAGAAGTATCTAAACGACCCAGACAATAAATATTTTAGAACTACACCAACGAGGGTTTAACTATGTGGTTATACGCATTCGGTGTCGCAGGCCGCGCACAAACTGATACAGCAAACGGATATAGAGTCTTAAACCAAAAAATATTCTATTCAGCCCGTAACGTCTAATGGCTATTAGTAACTACACCGAATTAAAAACGGCTGTAGCTAACTGGTTAGATAGGGATGATCTGACTGAGAGGATACCAGAGTTTATTGCTTTGGCAGAAGCAAGATTTAATAGGGTCTTGCGCTTACGGTCTATGGAAACAAAAGAAACCGCTTCTACGGTAGCAGGCC